AAAGACATTCAACAAAAAATATTAAGAGAAAAATTAAACAGTTCTGATTACAGATACTTCAGAACATCATCAGGAAGATTTTAATGGCACTAACAAATTATACAACTTTAAAAACATCTATAGCAAACTGGTTAAACAGATCAGATTTAACAGATGAGATAGCAGATGATTTTATTAAACTTACTGAAGCTGATTTTAATTCAAAGTTAAGAGTTAGAAAAATGATAGCTCAAACAAGTTTTACTATTGATAGTGAAACAGAAGCTCTGCCAACTGGTTTTTTACAAGTAAGAGATATTTATATTTTAAGTGGTAATACCAAATGCCCATTAAGATATATGACACCATCACAAATGGATCAAATAAAAGGAACATCAACAACTGGACTTCCATCTAGTTATACAATTTTAGGAGATACATTTAGATTTTCTCCAAAACCTGATTCAACTTACACAGCTTACATAAATTATTACAAAGCCTTTGATGAACTTTCAGACACAAATACAACAAATTATATTTTAACTACTCACCCAGCAATTTATTTGTATGGTTCTTTATTTCATGCTGCTAACTTTTTAGGTGGTATCAATCCTCAACAAGTTCAAACTTGGCAATCCATGTTTGCAACTGCTATGGAAAGACTTGAACAAAACGATAGAGAAGATCAATTTAGTGGTTCTCCTTTACAAGTAAGATCAGAAGATACAGTAAGAAGTGCTTTCTCTAATAATTATTCAACAACAAATACTTAGAATATTATGCAAATACCTTTTGGCGAATGGTTGCCAGACCAACCAGATCATTTAAATCCAGGTGCTACTGTTGCAACAAATGTGTATCATGCACAATCAAGTTACAAACCAGTTAAAGGTTTAGTTGCTTATAGTGGTGCATCTAATGTAACACAAAATGCTAAAGGTGCTGGTAGTTTTAGAGATAATACGAACACAGTATTTACTTTTGTTGGAACGAAAGACAATATTTATAAATTAACATCTGGTACTTTTGCTAGTGTAAAAGGAAGTTTAACCATATCAGGTGGTGATACAGATTTTTTTACCTTTACACAGTTTGGTCAATATGTAGTTGCAAGTAATGGAGTTAATCCTCCAATGTATTACGAAATGGGTACTTCAACTAACTTTGCAACACTACAATCCCTAGCAACATCTAGTGGTTTAGGAACAGTACCAGCTAAATTTAAAACTTCAGGTGTTATAAGAGATTTCTTGGTAACTGGTAATATAGAGGGTGCAAAGAACAGAGTAGCTTGGTCAGGTTTAAATGACATAAGCACTTGGGAAGCTGGAGTAAAATCTAGTGATACTCAAGACTTACCAGGTTCTGGTGGTCAAGTAGTAGCCATAACCTCTGGTGAGGTTGGTTATGTTTTCAGAGAAGATCAAATTATTCGTATGGACTTTGTGGGTGGGAATGTAGTGTTCCGATTCTCAGTTATCTCTCCAAATAGAGGTGCTGTTTATGGACAAACAGTTTGCCAAGACAACAGACAAGTTTTCTTTTACGCATCAGATGGATTTTTTCAAATCAATGGCGACCAAATTTTGCCGATAGGAGCTGAGAAAGTAAATAGATTTTTTGATGGTGATTTAAACAAAGCATACACAGATAGAATTACAGCAGCAGTAGATCCATTCAATACTTTAGCGATTTGGTTATATCCAAGTAAAGATAATCCAAATACTACTGGAATTTGTGATAAACTACTGATATACAATTATGTAACTCAAAAGTGGTCAGTTGCTAAAGTTAAAGCATCACAAATCTTTAAACAATTCGTAGTAGCAAACACAGTTGAGTTAATGGATATTATTTCTGAGAACTTAGAAGATATTAACATTTCTCTTGATACAGCATATTGGACAACAGGACATTTATATCTTGGTGCAATAGATGAAAATTTTAAAGCAGCAATATTTTCTGGAAAAACTTTAGAAGCTGAACTTGAAACAAAAGAACAAGAGTTGTTTCCAGGTCTTAGAGCAAATGTAACTAGCATTAGACCAATTGTAGATGCAAGTGCAAATGTAACTATTAAAACTAGAGATAAATTAGCAGATACTGTTACTACCTCTACATCCAGTTCAATGAATGACACAGGCATAAATCCTGTAAGACAAAGTGGTAGATATTTTAGAGCTAATGTAAAAATACCAGCAGAAACTATTTGGACTAATGCACAAGGAATAGACTTAACTGCAAGTCAAGGTGGATCAAGATAATGAGTGATAAGATTGATATAGACAACATTAGATATTCAATTGAAACACAAGAGTTTTTTCAAAGACAAGTGGAAGAAGCTGTAAATACATTAATTAATAAAAACAATACTGAAAGCGATAAGGCTTTTAGTTGGTTTATGAATTAGGAGCAACATGACAACAAACATAAAAGATTATTCAACTACACAAGCAAGTAACACATCACTAAATTCTATTGATGTAGATGAGGGTATGCTACCTAGTAATTTAAATAATGCTATTAGAGCATTAATGAAGAATACTAGAGATTGGTTCAATGATGCACAATGGATTGAGTATGGTGATGGTGATGCTAGTGTAACTTATGCTTATGCGTCAGCTACATCTTTCACAATCGCTGGTGCAGATGTAACTTCTGTTTATCATGCTGGAAGAAGAATTAAATTAACAGCTTCTACTCCTGGTACAATTTTTGGAACAATCTCAAGCTCATCTTTTTCTACAAACACAACAGTCAATGTTACATGGGATAGTGGTAACTTATCAAATGAAGCTATTACTACAGTTTATATTGGTGCTTTATCTAAAACAAATGATTCTATACCTACAGGAATTGCTGCAACTAAAATTGCAGATGGATCAATTTCAAATACAGAATTTCAATACTTAAATGGAGTATCAAGTGCTATCCAAACTCAATTAGATGCTAAACAAGCAACTATTACAGGATCAGCTTCTACTATTGATACTGAAAGTTTAACTGCTGACAGAGCAGTAATATCTAATGGCTCACAGAAGATTGCAGTATCAGATGTAACCTCAACAGAATTAGGTTACTTAGATGGTGTAACAAGTGCAGTACAAACACAAATAGATTCAAAACAAGCAACCATAACTGGTGGTGCATCAACTATAGCATCATCTGACTTAACTGCCTCAAGAGCATTACAATCAAATGGTTCAGGTAAAGTAGAGGTTAGTGATGTAACAACAACTGAGCTTGGTTATCTTGATGGAGTATCATCTGCAATTCAAACTCAGCTAGACGCAAAACAAACAAGTGATGCACAATTAACTGATATTGCTGGACTAACACCAACTGATAGTAATTTTATTGTTGGTGATGGATCAAACTTTGTAACAGAGTCTGGTGCTACTGCTAGAACATCTTTAGGATTAGGTTCAATTGCTACACAAGCTGCAAACAATGTTTCAATATCTGGTGGAGCAGTAACAGGACTTGGTTCTCCATCTGCTAGTTCAGATGCAGCTACTAAAAATTATGTAGATCAAGCTGTTGCTGGACTTAGAACTAGAACGATAGCCGAATGTGCAACAACTGCAAATGTTAATTTATCAAATGGCTTAGAAGCTGGTGATACTATTGATGGTGTTACCCTTGTTGCTGGTGATAGAGTTTTAGTTAAAGATCAAAGCACAGATAGTGAAAATGGATTATACTTAGCAGTATCAAGTGGTGCTGCATCAAGAGATCCTGAGCATGATAGTATTACAGAATTATCTGGTGGAATGGTTGTAGTTAATCAGGGAACTGCAAACGATAATAAAATATTTTTATGTACTACTGATAATACAGGATCAGTTGGCTCAACTTCAATTACTTATACTGTAGTTACACCTAGTAACACAGGAACAGTTACTTCTGTTGGAGTAGCTGATAGTGGAGCATCTGAATTTACAGTTGGTAGCTCACCAGTAACATCTAGTGGAAATATCACACTAGCTGTTAATTCTATTGCACACACTAAAATTTCAGGACTAGGAACTGCAGCAACACAAACTGTTGGAACAAGTGCAAACAATGTAGTTCAATTAAATGGATCAGCTCAACTTCCAGCTGTGGATGGAAGTAATTTAACAAACTTACCAGGAGCAAGTGCTGGATTTGCAGTTGCTATGGCAATTGCACTTTAATTAATAAAAGGAAAAAATAATGGCACAAGATTTTGAAAGAGTTTTAAAAACAAGTATAGGCACATCTGCTACAGAAGTTAGAGCAGCAGCTAATAGTGATGATGCAATTATTGGTATGAGATTTGCTAATAAATCAGCATCAGCAGTTACAGTTAGTGCTACTGTTAAAAACTCAAGCACAAGTTATTATTTGATAAAAGATGCACCAATCCCAGCTGGGAGTTCTTTGGAACTTATAGATGGTGGAGCAAAAGTAGTTTTACAATCAGGAGATAGTGTTGAAGCATTATCAGATACAGCAAGTGCTGTGGACTGCATTTTATCAGTAGTAGATTCAATTAGTACATAAGGATTACATAAATGAGTTATATCGGAAATCAACCAGCAGAAAGTTATAGTGCTTTTCAAAAGCAAGACTTCACTACAAGTGCGACTACATCTTACACACTTGATCATCCTGTTGCTAATCAAAATGAATTAGCTTTGTTTATAAATTTTGTAAGACAAGAACCTACAACTGCATACTCTGCTAGTGGTACAAGTTTAACTTTAACAAGTGCTACATCTGCATCAGATGATATGTACTGTGTGTTTTTAGGTAAAGCTGTTCAAACAGTAAATCCTCCAAATGGTTCTGTTGGTTTATCTCAGCTATCTGCTACAGGTACAAAAGATGCAACTACATTTTTAAGAGGCGATAACACATTTGCTAGTGCTGGTGGAACTAACACTCCAGCTTTTGTAGCATATTTATCAGCTAATCAAACTATATCACATGATACTGAAACAAAAGTTGCATTTAATACAGAAGATTTTGATACTGATAATGCTTATGATAATTCAACAAACTATCGTTTTACTCCTCAAACAGCTGGAAAATATTTTGTGTATGGAAATGTAAATGGATATATAGGTACTTCAAACATTAACAGTAACAGAGCTATACTTAAAAAAAATGGTTCAACTATAAAATATGTAAATCAAGATTATAGAAATAATCCTGTAAAAAGTGCTGATACAACAATTTCCATTGTAGTAGATATGAATGGCAGTTCTGATTATATAGAGCTTTTTACTTTAATGGAATATTCATCATCTGCAACTGTTCAAGTTTTAGGAAATAGTAATAGACAATCATCTTTCGGAGCATACAAAATTATAACTTAGGATAAATTATGGCAATAACAAAAATACAATCTGAAAGTCTTAACCTAGCAGACACTTACGATTTCACAGGAACTGTAACTGGTGCTGGTGGTGTTAATACTCCAGCTTTTTTAGCATATCCATCAAGCGATCAAAGTATAGCTAATGCAACTCAAGTTGTTGTGGCATTTAATACAGAAGTTTTTGATACAGATAATTGTTACGACACATCTACTTATAGATTTACACCAAATGTTGCTGGTAAATATTTTGTTTATGCTCAAACTGCATCAAATAATACTGATGATTTTGAGGCTTGGGAAACACAAATTTATAAAAATGGTACAAGTGGTACAGCTCTTGCGTTTGCTGGAGTAAGACATGAAAATAAAGATGGTATGCACAGTTCAGTAGTTGTGGATATGAATGGTTCATCTGATTATTTAACAGTTACTTGTTATCAAAATAGAGGTCAAGCAACCAATTTAAGAGGAGCAAGATATTGGTCTTTTTTTGGAGCATACAGAATTATAGAATAAGGAGGTAAAACTATGGCACAACTAAGTACAAAAATAAAAGAATACTGCAAAGCTAATGGAGTTAGTAATGTAGATTTTTTAAATGATGTTAAGTTGCAAGACGACAGTAATGGTCAAGGTGCGTATATCAAAGAATGGAATCTTGATATTGCTAGACCAACTGACGAACAATTAGCATCTTATGAAACTGCTGCAAATACTGCTGAAGCTAATGCTCAAGTAGATGCAACAAGAAGAAGCCAATATGGTTCTTGGGGAGATCAGTTAGATGAAATCTACCATGACATTGAGGCTTGGAAAACAAGAATACAAACAATCAAGGATAATAATCCAAAAGGATAATTAATGGCGTATATAGGTAAGACACCAGTATTAGGAAACTTTGTAAAGCTAGACGCAATAAGTGTAGTTAATGGTCAAGCAGCATACACTATGCAAAATGGTAGTGTGAACTTTACTAGCTATGACAATGTTAATCAGTTCCTAGTAAGTTTAAATGGAATTTTACAATCTCCTACAGATAGTTTTACTGTATCTGGTTCTACACTTACCTTTGCATCAAATCTTTCTACAGGAGATGTTATAGATTTTGTAATGGTATTAGGTAACACCTTAGATGTAGGTACTCCCTCAGATAATACTGTTACTACTGCTAAACTTGCTTCAACTTCTGTTACAGCTGCTAAACTTAATAACGATATTATTTCTGGAACAACTGCTTTAACAAGTGAACCAGCAGACACAGACGAATTTTTAGTATCAGATGCTGGTACATTAAAAAGAATTGATTACTCATTAATTAAAGGTGGTGGAATTACAGAAGCTGATATGTTTAGACTTTCAGCAAGTGTATCTGGAGATTTAACTCCAATTAGTTCAAATATAGAAAGAGTTGATAATGCAACATTTTCAAAGATTGGAACTGGTATGAGTGTAAGTTCTGGTGTTTTTAGTTTTCCATCTACAGGATTATATTTTATTCAATTTAATGCAATGTTTTTTTTTAATGGTGCAGCAGACAGTAATGTAAATGCTTTAATTACAGGAACTGCAAATGATAGTAGTTATGATGATCTGGCAAGTGCTGAATGTGGTGGAGATCAAGGAGATAATAAAAAGAAAGAAGCAACAACTCAAACTTATTTTAATTGCACAAATGTATCAACACATAAAGTTAGATTTAGAACAGCTAGTATGGGTAGTAATACATTATTAGGAAGTACAGATATTAATAAAACTATATTTACATTTATAAGATTAGGAGATAGCCAATAATGGATAAAGAATATTTAAACATAGCATTATCAAAAATGCACTCTGGTCAATGGTTTGGTTTTAAAAAAGACTATACTGGAACTGAAAGAATGGCTTATGAAAATATAATAGTGCATGACAGTTCAATTACAAAACCTACTGAAGCAGAAGTAAATGCAAAGATACAAGAATTAAAAGATGCTGAAGCAGACGCAGAAACTAAAAAAGCATCTGGCAAACAAAAGTTACTAGACTTAGGATTATCCGAAGAAGAAGTTAAAGCACTAATAGGAGTTTAATCAATGGCTATTAACCTTGCCAACAACTCCTCTCTTGCAAATATAACTGCATTACCATCAAGTATTAGTGGTGGTGGTATGACTTTAATATCAGAGCAAACTGCATCTAGTTCAGCTACAATAGATTTTACATCTGGCATAGATTCTACTTATGATTCTTATGTATTTAAGTTTTATAATATGCACCCAGCTACTGATAATGTTGATTTTACATTTAATGGTTCAATAGATGGTGGCTCAAATTATAATGTTGTAAAAACTACTACATTTTTTAGAGCAACTCATAACGAAGCTGGTAATGATAGTGGTTTAGAATATAGAGCTTCACAAGATTTAGCACAATCTACAGCTGCACAAATTATTCTTCAACAAATTGGTAATGATAATGACCAATCTGGTTCTGGAACATTAACTTTGTATAACCCATCTTCAACTACATTTGTAAAACATTTTATTGTTAGAGTTAATACAACAACACATAACGACCAATGTATATCAGACCATATAGCTGGATATTTTAATAATACAAATGATATTAATGCAGTTCAATTTAAGATGAGTTCTGGAAACTTTGATGGAGTAATAAAATTATATGGAGTTTCATAGTGTCTTTAGTTAAATACAACAACAATAGCATAAGTGCAATCTCTAGTGCTGGACAACTAGCAACAGGAAGCCTAGTACCTATTAAAACTTTAACTGCTAGTAGTTCAGCTACATTAAGTTTTGTTGATGGAGCAGATAGTGTAGTCTTGGATAGCACCTATCCTATTTATAAGTTTGAGTTTATTAATATGCACCCAGCAACTAACAATGTTGAGTTTCAAGTAAATTTTAGAGATGGTGATAGTAATTTTGATGCTACTAAGACAACAACTACATTTAGAGCTTTTCAAGATGAATCTGGTAGCACTACGTCTTTAGGCTATGATACAGCTACAGATTTAGCACAAAGCACATCTTTTCAAGCTATTGGTAATGCAGTAGGTAATGGTAACGATGAATGTTATAGTGGGGAACTTAGACTTTTTAATCCTAGTTCTACAACTTTTGTTAAACATTTTATTTCTACAGGCAATCTTTATCATCCAGGTGATTTTTCAGTTAATGAATTTGTAGCTGGTTATTGCAACGTAACTTCTGCAATAGATGGTGTTCAATTTAAAATGTCTTCTGGTAATATAGATTCTGGCAAAATAAAACTATATGGAATAAAGGATTCATAATATGTCTATTGTAAAATTAAATAATCAAGCTGTAAAAAACGCAACCTCATTTGGTTCTATATCAAGTTTAGGTAGTATGACATTTATTAAAAAGCTAACAGCTAGTTCATCTGCTACTTTATCTTTTGTTGATGGCTCTGATGGTGTGGTACTAGATAATAGTTTTAAGGAGTACTATTTTACATTTAAAGACATACACCCAGCAACTGATAATGTTCATTTTACTTTTCAAGGAAATTCTGCTGGAGGTAGTGGATATAACGAAACAATTACAAGTACAGCATTTTATTATCAACACAAAGAAGATGGTACAGATACAGAACTTGCTTACGAATCAGGAAGCGACCAAGCACAAGGAACAGCTTTTCAAAGACTTGGACAATCAGTTGGAAATGATAACGACCAATGTATTGTAGGTAGTTTAAGGTTATTTAATCCTAGTTCTACAACATTTGTTAAAAATTTTATTGGTGTAACAAATATTTATCACACATCAGATTATAGTGTAGGATTAAGAACAGCAGGATATTTTAACACAACGTCAGCTATTGACGAAATACAGTTCAAAATGAGTTCTGGCAACATAGATGCTGGAGATATTTGCCTTTATGGTATTGCATAGAATTTGATGCTGAAAAGCATTGCTTAACAATTAACAACAACAAGGAAAACAATGTCAAGACATCACAATATTAATGGAAATATAGTTCCTTTTACAGCAGAAGAAGAAGCACAAAGAGATGCTGAAGAAGCTGCTTTTGCAGAAGCACAAGCTAATATAATACCAACACCAGCTTATGTATCTCAAAGAAAATCAGCTTATCCTAGCATTGGTGATCAACTAGATATGCTATGGCATACAATGGATAAGGATAACGAACTACAACATAAGTTTTATGATTTTTACCAAACAATTAAAAAAGTAAAAGTTGCTCACCCTAAAAAATAATGGCTAACACTTATAAATTTAAAGGAGTTGCACTTGCGTCAGCTAGTGAAACATCACTATTAACAGCTTCATCAAATGAAACTTTAATTGTAAAATCAATTAGAGTTACTAATAATACAGGTAATACTCCAACATTTTCACTAGATGTTTTGGATAGCTCTGCAAGTAATGCAGAATTTACTATATTAAAAACACAATCACTTGCAGCTAATAGTTCAGTTGAAATTTTGACAGTACCATTAGTTTTAGAAAGTTCAGATCAACTAAAAGCAACAGTAAGCTCATCAGACTCAGTTCACATAGGTATTAGTTACTTAAATATTACATAATGAAATTAGTCAATATACCATCATCTAATTTAGATGATGTTTGGTCTTTAGTTAAAAAAGATATTAGCGAAGCTCTATCTTACTCAGGCAATCAAACAGACGCACAGTTTGTTTATGAAAGTATTAAAGAAAATAAAATGCAGCTTTGGGTAGTTTGGGACAAAGACAAACCTACAACTCTTGAAAAATATTATGGAGTAGTAGTAACAGAGGTTGTCCAAAGAAAATTAAAACGATCTTGTCAAATATTTATAATGACAGGAAAACACAGACAAAAATGGCAACATCTAATAAGTGTATTAGAAGATTTTGCTGAAGAACAAGAATGTCAACAAATGGAATTATTTGCTAGACCTGGTTGGCAAAAAATTCTTCAAAATTATAACTATAAAAGAACTCATGTTGTTCTTGAAAAACCAATAATAAAAAAGGAAAAATAATATGTCATTTGGAGGAAATACAGGTGGAGGACAAGTACAAAATGTTAATGTACAACCTTATGCACCAGCACAAGGATCTTTAAATCAAATAATTTCTGAAGCAGGAAATATTTATGGTCAAGGTGTATCAAGTGCAGGGTATGTAGCACCCACACAACAAACAAAAACTGGACTTGCACAACAAGAAGCACTTGCAGGAGCAGCTAATACTCAAATTACAAATACACTTGCTGGTAATTATTTAAATCCATATTTAAGTCCTATGTTGCAAAACGCAACAAGTGAAATTGCTAACAGTATTAATAGTGAATTTTCTGGTGCAGGAAGAACACCAGGATCAGCTATGAACCAATCACAAATTATTGGTGAAGTTGCAGATTACGCATTACCTCTTGCTTTTAATCAGTACAATGTTGAAAGACAAAATCAATTAGGTCTTGCAACTCAATTACCTAATATGCTGACTACAGGACAACAAATTGAACAGCTTGAACGACAAAAGAACCTAGCACCTTTTCAAGCACTACAACAATATGGTAGTATTATATCTCCTATTGCTTCTGGCTTACCTGTTCAACAAACACAAACAAACAACAATCCAAATATATTTACTCAGGCTTTAGGTGGTGCTTTAGTTGGTAATAAAATTGGTGGAGATGACTATGGAACTATCGGTGGTGTAGCTGGAGCTATTGGTGGAGTCTTAGCAGGATTATTATAATGAAAATAAAAGAACATATCCCACATTTTGTGAAAGAACATAAGAAAGCAATAGCAGTAGCTGTTGTTATTTTAATTGTTGCAATAATTTTATAATTAAATGGATAAAATAAATAAAATAATTTACGATTTAAAAACAGACATAGATAATAACACATCTAAATACATCATAATTCTTGGTGTACTATTTATAATTTCAATAATTTTATAGGAGAATAACTATGCCAGGTTGGGATTGGGGTGGAGCAAGTAACCCAAATGATAGAGAAGAAAATAATACTTCTAACAGTACCTCTAATAACACTTCTAATAATACACCTAGTCCTGGTGATACAGGAGGTGAGGGTGGTAGTAACCCTAGCGACAATTCAGATACACAATTTAGTGTTGGCAATAACGATACTCCATACAGAGATCCTATCTTGGATATGGTTGATCCAACTAAAATACCAGGCACAACAGAATATTCTAAAATAGAAAAAGAAACCTATGTAACACTTCCTGAAAAGAAACTTAAAATGTCTAAAGGCACTAGACCTGAGATGACAGTTACTTTAGAAGAAAAAAAATACTGGGATAGATTAGATGAACAAGTTGATAAAGTTACAGGTACTCTTGGTTATCAATTAGAAAAAAGATTAGCTAATTTTGTTAAAAATAAAATACCTTTAGGTTTTTTGATACCGACTATTTATCCTGAAAGAACAATTGCTGGTGATAGAATAGGAGATCAAGATCGTCCTATGGACAGACCAGATCAGGCTAGTGATTTTACAAAAGTTGAAACACAAGGTGAGGGTGTTGATTTTATTTTACAACAAATTGCTATGGGAAATAATAACTGGGCAGATGATCCTAGTTGGTGGTCTAACCTACCTGAATCTCAAGCTAACAAATATTTTCAAGGAATGGATCAAGATAATAGTGTAGATAAAGATTATCTAAGCACACACAATGCAGCAGTTGCTAGAATTAATGGATTATTAAAAGACAATAATAAATACGAAATGAGTAAGAATAATGGAATTTTTAACGATTGGCTAACAGGAAAAGGATTAATTTAATATGGCAATAGATATGAAAAGTTTATTAGAAGATGACAATTTCTTAATTGGAATGGGTTTGTTATCAGCAGGTGCTAAAGGTCAAAGCATTGGTGAAGCTGGTATAACATCTATCAAAGATGCAGCAGCTATTAAAAAATCATTTGCTGGAACTCCAAAAAAAACCAAAGCAGTTTTCAATACTATTACTGGTCAAAGTCAGTTTGCAACAGAATCACAAATATTAGCAAGTAATGGTATTTTAATTCCTGTGCCAAAACAAGATACCACAAGCAATAAAACGAAAGCTGTAATGAATACTGAAACAAATCAGCAAGAATTTGCAACTGATAAAATGATTTTAGAAAGTAATGGTATTTTAGTACCTATTAAAAAAGAGCCTTTAGTAAAAATTGAGGGTGATAAACAGCAAACTGAATTTGAAAAAGTAATGGGTAAAAGTGAAGCTGACTTTGTTGTTGATGTTAGAAAAGACTCTGACAAAGCCATAGATCAAAACTCAGAGCTAGAAATTATTTCTGCTTTATCAGTAGAATTAAAATCAGGAAAATTTGGAACTACAATGTTAGAAGTTGCAAAAATTGGTGAAAGAGTTGGTATAGATATGAACTGGCTATCAGATTATGATGGTGCAGGTACAGGAACAGTTGCTAACGCAGAAGTTTTACAAGTTCTATCTTCTAGTATGGTTTTAAATGCAATTAGTAAAACTAAAGGTTCTATTTCAGATAAAGAAATGAGTTTCTTTCAATCTATTGCACCTAATCTTGGTATGAGTCCAGAGGGTATTCAAAAAACTGTAGAAATCACAA